GGATCTGGTCCGCCTGCGCTGCCTGGGGAACGTGCCCAGCAGCCGGATCCACGACCAGGTCAGCTACGCCTGGGAAGGGGTGACCCTGGACCAGATCGCACGGTCCATCGCCGCCAAGCACGGGCTGGCTGTTTCTACGGACGCAACCGGCATTGCCCTTCGGCGCATAACCCAGCACGATGAGTCCGACCTGGCCTTCCTGAAGCGCCTGGCCCGAGACTACGGCCTGGTGTGCAGCCTCAAGGGGGACAAGCAGGGGACGCCTGCCGTCCTGCTGCTCCTGAAGGCCGAGTCCCTGGAGCAGCGTCCCCCGGTCTATGAGCTGGGGCGGTCCTCCTGCACCCGCTACCGCTTCCGCGACAAGATCCAGCCAGGCTCGCGGGGCAGCTACACGCGCTACTTCGACAGTTCCCTCAAGGATCTGGTGGAGTTCGAGGTGAAGGTGGCCCCGGACGAGGTCTTCGACGGGCTGCTGAAGAAGACCGTGCCGGGCCTATGGGGACGGTCCCAGCAGCTCCGGCACCGGCTCCGGGGCGGCAGGGCGAACGTGGAGATCCACGCCAGGCGCGCGCTCCGCTCCTCGAAAACCTACGAGCATGAAGCTACGCTCACCTGCGATGGCGAGCCCAGGCTGCGCTCCGGCGTCACGATCACCTTGCCAGTGGATGGCGTGGATGGTTGGGGCGCCAATGGCGGCGCGTGGATCGTCATTCACAGCCGCCACACACTGAACGTGGACCAGGGCTACACCACGGAAATCACGATCCGGAAGGTGCTGAAATGAGCCATCTCAAGGGCCTGGTGGAAGCCGTAGACGGGCGGGGTTACGTCAAGGTGCGTCTGCCGGAACATGGCATCGTCACGGACTGGCTGCCAGTCCTCCAGTCCCTGGCTCATGGAGCCTGGGATATGGCGCTTCCCCGGAAGGGCAGCCAGGTGGCCCTGATCCCCGGCCTGGACCTGGACGACGCCGTGGTCCTGGGCTGCCTCCCGTCCATCCAGGACGTTCCGCCGGTCACCGATCCCATGATCCGGGTTCTTCAATTCGAGGACGGGACCCGGATCCAGTACGACCCGGGTGCCCATGCCCTCACCATCGAGGCGCCAAGGGAGGTGAAGGTGACCTGCACCACGTTCAAACTCACCGGGAAACTGGTGCTCGACGGGGATCTGGAAGTGCAGGGAGACATCCAGGCCACGGGGAACGTGCTCGCGGACGGAAGTAACAGCGCCCACCACTCCCATCCTGTCACGGGCGGTGTAGCCCAGCCCGTTCCTTGAGAATTCCCAAAGCCCTTTGGTTTGGCGGGTTTTCCGCGCGCGCGAGAGTTCCATCATGGCATCGGCTCCCGCACCTTCCACGCCCTACTGGCAGCTCGCCTTCGGCCAAGCGGGGAAGGCCGTCACGGGCCTTGACGAGATTGCGCAGGCCATCTCCCTGATCGTCCAAACGCCCCTTGGCAGCCTGCCCGGCCAGCCGAACCTGGGATCTGATGTCCTCAGCCAGCTGGACCGGCCTCTCACAACCGCCATTCCCCGGATGATCCAGTCGGTGTTTCAGGCCCTCCGGATCTGGGAGCCCCGCATCAATGTGCTCCGCGTGGGCGTCACGCCGATTCGTCTGGGCGCCGTGATCCTCTCCGTCGTCTGGGTCCCCAAGGGAAGCAGCGCGGAGATCGGGCAGCTCATTCTCCTCGGGAGCGCCGCATGACCCTGCCGGTGCTTCCCGTGCCCCAGTTCACCGACCTGGATCCCGCTCGGATCACGGCGGAGCTGGTGAGCCAATATGAGGCCCTGACGGGCCGGACGCTCTATCCGGCTCAGTACGAGCGCCTGTTCATCAGTCTTCTGGCCTACCTGACCACCTTGAACCGGAACGCACTCCAGCAGGCCTGCTTGCAGCAGCTGGTGCTCTACGCCTCCGGTGCGGCCCTGGACCACCGAGGTGTCGAAATGGCCACGCCCCGTCTGGGTGCCCTCCCGGCCTTGACCACGTTGCGGTTCACGCTGCCTTCCGGGCTGGTCTCGGATACGCCGATCCAGGCGGGCTTTCAGGTCCAGACCAAGGACGCCAAGGCCATCTTTGTCACCACCCAGGCCCTGGTGATCCCGACAGGAAGCACTCAGGGCGACGTGGCGGCCCAGTGCCAGACGCCGGGAAGCGTGGGCAACGGCTACCAGCCGGGGGACCTCTGCAACCCCATGGATTTGCTCCCCGCCGTCGCCAGCGTGATGAACATCACCGCGACTGGCGGCGGCACGGATCCCGAGGACGACGATCACTACCGGCAGCGAATCCTGGACGCCCCCAACCGTTTTTCAGTGGCAGGCCCAGCCGGGGCCTATCGCTCCCTGGCCTTCGCCACCCATCCAGACATCCTCGACGTGACCGTGGAGGAGGCCCGGCCCGGCGTGGTGGCGGTCTACGTGCTTCTCGCCACGGGCCTTCCGTCCCAGGATCTCCTCAACCTGATCCAGACCGCCCTCTTGCCGGAGACCGTCCGGCCCCTGTGCGACACGGTGGAGGTGCTCCCGCCGGTCCAGGCCCCCTTCGCCATCCAGGCGAACCTGACGATCTTCTCCAGCGCGAATGAAACCGCCACCCTGGCGGCGGCCCAAGCCGCTGCCGAGACATACCGCCAGGACCGTCAGGCGGGCCTGGGACGGGATCTGGTAGACAGCCAGCTCATCAAAACCCTGTCCGTGGATGGAATCTATCGGGTGCAGCTTGTGGGCTGGACCAACCAGGTGCTGGGTGCCAGCCAGTGGCCGTTTTGCACCGGCATCGCCCTCACGATCACGGGGGTGGCCGGTGGTTGACGCGGCCCTCCTTCCTCCCTCCCTGCAGGACGCGCGGGGGCTGACTTTCCTGCAGCTCTGCGGATCCGCCTCCCAGATCGACCTAGCGCAGTCCTGGATCACCTGGATCGATCAGGCCCCGGCGGCCGCGCTCCCAGCCTTGGCCAGTCAGGCCGGATTGATGACCGACCCCGGCTGGCTGCTCGCCACCACGGAGGATGAGCGCCGAGCGCTCCTGAAAGAGGCTCTGGCCCTCGCCAAGGCCCGAGGCACTCCCTGGTCCATCAAGCGGGCGCTGGCCCTGTCCGGCTGGCCGGGCATGGCCTTCGAGGAGGGGCTCCCGCCCCACACCTTCGCGCTGTGCACGGCGGAAGGGATCGAGCTGGTCCGCGTCACCCGAGCCCCTATCACCAAAACCTCCGGTCTGGTCCTCGAATGCACCTGGACCCTTGATACGAAAGGAAGACCTGCATGAACCAGCGCTACATCGGCCCCCTGGCAAGCGCGACGTTGAACCCCATCCCTGTCGGGTCCGGTATGACGATCCCCGGGGGGGAATTTCGACTCTTCCCGGGTCATGACCCAGGACTCCCCGAGGCCCACCCATACACGGACACCCTGATTGCCGAGGGGTGGCTCACGGAGGAGGCGGTACCCTCATGATTACGGTCGTTATCCCCGTCTGGAATCGGGCTCACTTGGTGGGAAAAGCAGTGGCGTCTGTCCTTGCGCAAACCCACCGGGATTTTGAGCTGATTGTCGTGGACGACGGCTCAACAGATGGCTCCCTCGAAGCGGCGAAGGCAGCCGCAGCGGGCGATCCGCGCGTCTCATTCCTCTGGATTGAGCACACGGGGAACCCCTCCATTGTGAAAGATACCGGCGTCAGGGCTGGATCAGGCGAATGGGTGGCGGTCCTGGATAGCGATGACACCCTATTGCCGACAGCACTCGCGGAATCAGTCCAGACCTTGGCGCGTCACCCTGAATCTGGGGTCCTATACACGGATCGCTTCAACGTTTCCCCTGACGGGACACGCTGCCCGGATCCCGCCAACGGCATTCGGTACAGCAGAGATCGGGTGCTCTCCTATGGAATCATCTTCCACCTGGTTGTTTTCAGGCGGGACCTCTACGAGTTGGTAGGCGGGTTCGACCCGTCCCTCGACTATGCGGATGATTACGACCTGAACCTGAAACTCTCCGAGGTGACGGAGGTATTCCACCTCCAGCGCCCGCTCCACATGCGCCTCGTCGGGCCCGGTCATTCCTCTGTCTCGGAATCGTTCCGGGTCGAACAGGTTGAAAGCGCAAAGCGTGCCCAAGCGAACGCCATCCGTCGCCGCCGCACCTTTTCGCGTTTTACATAACCTTCACGTCCAGGAATCCCCATGGCTAATCTGCGAGAAACCCCAGGCTGGGATGATGTCTACCAGCTCGAAGGCACCGATCCCGCCCAGGGCGGCCCAGGTGGCGTGCTGAATCGCCCGGCGCAGGCCCTCCTCAACCGCGCGGCCTACCTCAGCAATCAGCTGCAGTCCGTGGTCCAGGCCCTCACCGGGAAGGCCCCTCTCGCGCATCAGCACGACGCCGGGGCCATCGTCAGCGGCGTGCTGGATCCCGCGCGGATTCCGATTCTGCCGTCCCAGAAGCAGATCCCAAGTCCGGGGGATCTCACTGCTCTGACGGCGGACCAGCAGGCCCAGATCGATCAGGGAACCCTGGTCACGACCACAGATGGCTACCGATGGGTCTACACCGGAACCGGCAGCAAGACCGATCCCGCCAGCTACATCAAGCTTGCGGATATCACGCCCGAATGGAGCGCGGTTCAGAACAAACCCTCGGAATTTTCCCCCAGCGCCCATCAGCACAGCATCCAGGACATCACGGGACTGCAGGCGGCGATGGCCCTCCCCCCGGGCATCATCCAGCCATTCGCGGGATCCTCCGTGCCGAGCGGTTACCTCATGTGTGACGGTTCCACCGTTCCGAGGGGTCAATACGCGGGGCTATTCGCGGCGATTGGGACCACCTATGGTCCGGGCGATGGCAGCACCACGTTCAACCTTCCGGATTTGAGAGGGCGGTTCCCCCTATCGGCAGGACATGGACCCGGGCTCAGCAATCGGTCTTTGGGCGATGCCGGTGGTGATGAAACCAGCTCCGCTTTGATCGCGCACACGCATGACTTGAATCCCACGGATGGCAATTCCGTGATGGCCGTTCCCAGTGGGGGCGACCGTGGAGGCAACATGGGCAACGGCGGAGCCTACTCCATGCATTACCAGTCCGTCGGCTCCGCCGGGAGCGGCGATTCATTCAGCCTGATGCCTCCCTTTCTCGTCCTGAGTTACGTCATCAAGACCTAGCCAAGATTCACTTTCAGCTTTCCCTTTCCTGGCATTCAAGGAGCTTTCATGGAGCCCTACGTCTATAAAGACCTCAATGACGTCCCTCAGCCCTGGCAATCACTCCAGGGTGGGCGCCTCAGCCTGGACCAGGTCAATGCGATGCTCGCCGACGCCTATGCGAACGGGCGCACCAATGAACACGGGCACTTCCTCCCCGACCACGGCGGAGCGCGTCAGCGGTTCATGGCCTCCCATGGCCTCGTGGACGGCTGGTGGGCGGCCAAGACGGAAGGAGGTAACTGACCATGGCGAACCTTCTCCTGAATGGCGCGGGTGCTTCAGCAGCGGACCCGATCCTCAAAGGCCTCGGCCTCGAATGGGTCATCAATCCCACGACGATGGACGTGGCAACCTTCGCGGATGCCTGGATCGACCAGGCCACGGGCATTCCTGGCACGGCCAGCATCAAGGGTTCCCTGAGCCCCGCCGCCACCGTCGTCATTTCCGGCAATGCCGGGAGCTACGACGATACGGCCAAGCAGCTCACCATCGCCAGCACCACCGGCCTAAGCGTAGGGGACTACCTCTACCTTTCCCACGGCTCGATCACGGCGGGTGCCTATCAGATCGCCACCATCCCAAGCGCCGGGAAAGTCACTCTCTCCGTCAATCCCTTCAACGGCCTTGGCAACAAGACCGGCATTAGCTACCAGAACTGCTGGCGGTACGTGGGCACGGCGGGAACCGCCCCCATCGTGAGTTCCGCCGCCGGGACCCAGAACTTCTTCAAGGCCCGCACCCAGGACAGCGTCGGCAACAACGGCCAACTCGAAAGCACCTGCTATGTAGAGGACGCGCCTGCAGGGGCCGCGTTCATCACCATCGGCGGAAAGAGCTACACGGGGCAGACCGTCAACGTGACGATGCCTTCCCTAAATATCCTTCCCGGCTGGACCAACGCAGGCGGAGTGACCTTCCTGGAACTGGCCAACCACAGCGTCCAGGCCCGGAATGACCTCACCTTCGGCGATTCGACCATCACGGAGAAATCCCTGAGTGCCGCCGAGACATCCGGACTCAAGGTCACGGCGGGCGACGGCATCAAATACGGCCGTATCAACCTGAAGAGCAAGACCAGCGGCGCCGTGATCGTCGGGGTCGACATCGACCTGACCATCGACACCATTGGTCCCACGCTGACATTCCTACTGAACGGGAGGTAGGCGTGGCTCTCTACCGTGGCGCGATGCGAACGACGGGTGCAGCAGCGGGGGCGGCCTTCGCCGCCCTCCGCGCGGGCACGGGACAGCGGCTCTATGTCCGCGAGATCGGGCTTTACCTCACGGCAGCGACCGCGCTCTCGCTCGGGATCATCCGCGCCGTCACGATGGGCACGGCTTCCACCAGTCTGGTGGGGCAGGCCTGCGATTCGGCGGACGCCACCGCGACAGGGAACGTGGATTCCGCTTGGTCCGCTGTTCCCACCATCGGGACGGCCTACCTGGACCGCATCACCCTCCCGGCGGCGGCGGGCGCGGGCTTGATCCTTCCCTACGGGCGGGGAGAGTTGGTGATCCCGGCCTCGGGTTCCGTGCTTCTCTGGAATCTCGGAGCAGCTGCGGGGCCCGCACTGGATGTGCATTTCGTCTGGGAGGAATGAGCCGTGTACGTCCTGGTTCCCCGGCAGGCTTCCCCTGGGGCGTCCGCTTTGGCGGCGCCCCACTGGAATCCGGCCCCCGCGCCAGTCCTGGTGAATGTGCCAGGCAATCGTCCGGTGATCCTGCTTCCCCGGCCCCTGGGCATCCCGCCCGCGCTGGCGTTCGCGCTGGGCGGCCGATGACCACGTTTTTCCGGGGCACGTTCCAGGAACTCTGGCTCACGCTGTCAAGCAATGAGCCGTTGGGGATTCTGGACACAGACTATCTGGAGGACTGGTTCGGCCAAGACGGGCGCGTGAGCCTCCTCCGCCTCCCCGCGGGCCAGCGGTTCCAGGTCCCCATGGCGCTCGCGCCTTCGGATTCACGAGTGAACTTCAAAGGCTGGATCGGGCTGTCAGGGCTTCCCAACGGCACCTACTCCATCCAGGGTCGGGTGCGCGATCTCCTGGGTAACGTCACAATCCTCGGCGGATTTCACGCATCAAGTGGGCTTGAGCGCATCCTGCACCTGGATTTCGAGATCGCGGATGCTCCTGTTGTATCGCCCGTCGTGCATCTTGGGCCTGTGATTCTTCAGGGAGGGGCGCGGATTTTCGCGTCCCTCCCTTTCATCGTCAATCCGCATGGTGAACGCGTATGCAGCAAGGCACTTACGGTTTCCGGATTTCCATCCCGACAGGGTGTGACCTTACCGGCGCTGATGCGCTGAGTGTGCGGATCTGCGCACCAAGTGGGAAGATCAACGACAAGGGCATGGACAAGCTAAGAATGGACGATATCGTGAACGGCGTGGTGTCCTTCGATGTGGAGGACGGGGACCTAGCGGAGGCAGGGTGCTACCGTTTCCAGGTAATTGATCGAAGCCAGGGGCGCTACCTGACATCCGAAATTCAGCCATTTGAAGTTTTGGGCAATCTTTGAACGGGCTGTCCAAACAGCTTCAAGCCCAAATGAAACAGGGTTATCGACTGATCCTGCCAATCCGGGAAAT